ACGGCTACCACCGAGATCTACACTCTTTCCCTACACGACGCTCTTCCGATCTATGCGACACTCAAGGCAATAGGAATCCTGCGGTACTGTGGGCTTTCCACAATCACAAGACTGCTTGATATCCATAGACTTATTTCATGCCCAGTTTCTTCACCAATTCCTCAATCTCTGGTAAATCCATTTTACGGATTTTGTCTTCGGTCAGGCCGGGAATAGACTGCGTCCCTTCGCCTTCGTCACTGGGCATGGCCCGACGCCTCTGAACTTGCTCTTCCTGGTGTTGTGGCTTGGCTAGTGGCTTGACCGCTCCCTCGCGAACAAGTTGATTGTAGGCCGTCTCGAATTCATGGGCGCGAACCGGGCCGTACTGACCGAAGCCCAGCTCTACACACCTCTTGGTCATCAACTCTCCTACGTTGTCGCCGCCGGGATAGTCGGTGTTATTGCCATAGAACGCGGCCAATTCCTTGTTCTGGTCATAGTCCTTGGAGCGATCATAGGCATAGTTGAAGTTTTCTTTAAGGTCATCGAATGAATCCACACCGAACTTCTGGGCGATAACGTCCGGCGCTACCATGTCTATGATTTCTTTTACCGCGCTCACCGGATCGCCGGCTGCGCGTGTCCACCAGGCATCTTTATCAAAGATTGCAGGAGATGCCTTGCTCTGAGCCTGCTGTACCTGTCTGGCCGCGTGAGCCTCAGCCAATTGGCGCATTAACTCCTGTTCGTGTTCGCGCTGCTGACGGATAAGCGCAGTAGCATTCTCCTGAGCGCGAGCGATTTGTTCGGCTACCTCCTGGTAGTTTGCTCCACGGTACACCTGGCCGGTAGAAGTGGTGATTTCTACTGGTTTGGCTGCTTCGTTTCCGTTCGGGTTACCCGTAAGGTCTTTGGGGTCCAGAACGGTTTCAGTTTCCGGCATTGGGATTTGCTCTCCTAAGTAATTGGTCTAGTTCTGTAGGTTCGATATAGTCTTTAAGTATCTGCTTGCGATACTCGGTAGCGTCTTCAATGGTTTCGTGTACCTCATTTTGAATCAACATGAGGCATTCTGAGTAGTGAAGCCACTTGCTATGGATACGACGGATTTCGTCGTCTGTCCTGGCTTTGCGTAGCTCTTGTAACAGGGCCTCGCAGGTCTTGCGCATGAAGTCTATTAACCGCGTCCAGCCCTCGCTTACCTCTAGATTGGAATAGGCTTGTGCCGTAGCTATAAGGTCCGAATCTACCTTTATTGGCTCTCTATTGTTCGGGTGTTGCATTCGTGTCACCGGGTTCGGGTTCGGGCTCTAAAGCCGCCTGGCTTGCGTTGTCGGCTAGCGTGTGGCCCATGTCAAAGGCCGCCTGGTCTTCCTGCATGCCAGACTCGTGTTGTTGCTTCATTTGCTGAAGCAGGATAGCCGTCTTGGACCGCATGGCCTGTTGCTGAAGCTTAGTCTGGTCCGTAGGCGGAGGCTGACCCATAGCCATCATTTGTTGCGGGCTCATGGGTATAAACAAGTCGGCACGGAAGCGGTAGCCGGTAGCGTCTGATAGCATGTTGGCTATCTCTTCCACGTTCAAGGTCTTTTGCTGTTGCTGAGCCAGCATGGAAAGAAACTCGGGATTGGCTAGGGTCTGCAGGACCAGAGGAAGCTGCTGTAAAAGCCTCGCCCTGGTGCGCATCTTGGCAGCACCGAGGCACCTGAATTTAACGTCTGCATTGATGATCTGGGAATGGTCCGCAAACAAGCTCTTGCCGTCAGGTCCGAGTATTTCCGTAGTCTTGTCAGGCGGCAGGAAGTTCTGCATTAGCTGGAGCAGACCACCTAACATTGGCTCCATCGTAATGTCTTCAATATTCTCCAGCAGATATTGAAAACGGCTCTCAGTAGCAGCGTTTTGAGTTGTAACGCCTGCCGCAGTACGGTTTGCGGAGTTTCCCCCGATAGTACCAGTGCCAAGAGCAGACAAATCAGTAACACCGGTAGTTTTTTGCGAGCGAGCGTCACTGGCTTGTACCTCGATAAAGGCCGACTGGGTTACGTTCTGGGTCTGGAGGGGGACTATATCGTTTTTGGGGTCTTCGGCATCGATGACCTGGCCCGGCCTTACCATCAGCTGATAGCTTGGTATGGTTACGCCCCGGCGCTTAACCAGCCTGCCGTGAATCGACAGGGCCAGTTCATCGACGCGTGAATTGATGATGCTTACCTGAAGGCGTTGCTCGCCTTCCGATACATCCGTGATGCCTAACCCATACCAGCGGTCAGGAACGTCAGCGTAAGTCCACGAGTAATACGGTATGAAGCCGTACTCGTTAGGCTGGTTAAACGCCACGTGTTGGCGGTTAAGCATCCATACCAGGCGGTCCTTGGACCACCGCTTGATTACCTCGATACGGCGGTAGCCGGGGTCGCTGGACTGGTCAATAGAAGGCATCCAGTAACCGCTACGGGCCAGTTCCGCCGATTGCTTGACTACGTCTCCTTGACTGGTAGGCTTACTTCGGGAAAGCTCAATGAGTTCCGAGTCTGACGGTATTGTAAATCCGTCCTCGTTTCGTAGACTCGACAGCTTGGACACCGACATGAAGGATCGGGAACAGCAGAACTGGGCTGATTGGACACAGCTGGTTCCGTTGTTGGGGTCCATGTAGAAGTCTTTGAGCGGTTGGTGTTTGACAAAGGGCCTCTCAATCTCTTCCGAAACTAGTTTGTCAATGAATCGGGAGTCGTATTCTCCAGTAGGTACTTGTATATCTTGAATGCCGATTCCCAGTTTAGACAGTGGTAGAGGTACGTGCTTAGCGGTAAATTCTCGGAGTACTCGTCTACGCTTAACGGTCTTGTGTTCATAGCCGATTTCACATACACCGTTTCCATAGATTAGTCCTTCCTTAATCAGCTTCCGGTATACCTCTCTGATTTGTTGGTGTGGCTTCTCGTGGTTCAGGTTAAGAAAGTAGAACAGAAGCTCACGAACGTTACGGGCCTGGCCTATCGTTGTAGTCGGTCCCGGCCTAGCCTCACACCATTGATCGCCCTCCGAAAACAGGCCGGATACCAGCTTGGGAATTAAGGCTTCAACTTGTTGAAAGATCAAATAGACAGGAAGACTAGAGCGTGGAATGCGCGTTCCTTCCCAGTAGAGTTGATTAACCCAGGCAAGATAGAGTTGGTCGGCGTTGCGGAAGCGCCAGTCATGATTCTGGGACCGGTACGTTTCCGCTGCGTTGAAGTCACGCTTGCAGATGTCCAGGGCCATCGAGTCGGACCAATCCTGATACGGTGCCTTGTAGGGTAGGTCGCTGGTGTTCGATACGGGTTGGCCTTCGTAGGGCATTTACTTTGCTTTCGTTGCCCGCTTGAGCAACCGGAACGTGGCCCAGCCCGATAGCTTGTCCCCAAGCTTCTTGACTGCGAGTAGTAGTCTATTAATCACGTTTCCTCCTATAAGCCCGTCATCTGGTGACGCGCTGGCGCTTTGTTGCTGATGGGGTGTGCCCAGTTCTCTTGCCCTTGAGTGTTGAAACCCAGAAACTTGTTTTCCCAGGGGGCGAGTTCGTCGCCCTTCGGATTGTTCGGGATTATGTCGTAGCATGTACCGCCGTCCCGGTTCTGCATATGGTCAGCAAGAGTGTCAAGAAAGTCGTCATGGTACTTGGGAAACCTGGTTACTTCGTTGATAATTTGACCCCGACAAGCCAGGTCTTCGCTGAACCTGATGGTGTGATTTCTAAACCAGGGCTGAAGTCCCTTAATGCGGTGTTGCTTGCTTGTCTGGTTATCGCGTGGTATGGCGACAATGGGCAGCCAGGTAAATCGCTTAGCCATTTCCCGTTGTAGGAAAGGTAGCAATACTCGGGCATGGGCCTCCTTCTCAATCTTGATATCAAATAGCTTGTACTTTCTATTGACATCGAATAGGTGCTCGATTACCTCGTGTGTCTCGAAGCGTCCATGCCTTACATCTATAACATACAATCGTCCGTCTCTGTCAAATCCGGCAACGTTAATACAAGAGTAATCGTTGTCTTTACCCTTGGCGTTAGGGTCCATGCCGTGAAGGTCTACGGTGCAATGCAGGCGCAGATTGAGGTTCCTGATAACCGAGGCAGGCATCCAGATGATGTCTTCCTTCGACGCCAGGCTGGAACCAGGCGGTACTGGGTTCATGCGATACTGGGCATGAAACATTTCCGGTCCCATTTCGGATTCGGTATCCGCCAAGACCTCGGGCGAGAATCTTTGCGGCCACAAGGTTTCGGTAGGATACTTCCTGTACGCGTCACGTACAGATACAAACCAGCTCGATTTACCCTTGGCTTCCTCGCG